ACTTCGTGCTCGGGTCAGGGAGCTACGACAAAAACTTGACCGAAAGTACCGCCATGTTAAGCAGCTCACTAAACGAATTGAGCAGCTAGAAGGTATGATTTTGATCTCACATTCTGGTGTTGCATCTGATTCAGATGCTCCAGAAGGGCGCACAGAAACTTCAGTTGCGCCTATGTCTAAGCAGGAGATTACTGCATTCGCTGACCAAGATGCTGGTTGGTTGCAAACTATTGAAGGAACTTATGATCCTACAATGGACCTTGCAAAGAATGACGACAGTACTTTGGGTTCGTTCTTGAAGCGTCCTCTCCGCCAGTCTGCACAGACTTGGGTCGTTGGACAAGGGTTTTATTACAAATTTAATCCTTGGCAGGCATTCTGTGAGAATCCCTACGTTAGGGACAAAATCAAAAATTATCAACTCCTTCGAATGAAGTTACATTGTAAAATGGTTATTTCTGGTACTAAATTTCATTATGGTCGATCACTCGTTTCATACAACCCTTTTACTAGGGGAGACGAGGTTACGGCCGATCGGGCGTTCATCTTACAGGATAATATACAAGCGTCGCAGAAACCTCACTTTTTTCTTAACCCGACTAAAAATACGGGTGGTGAACTCTGCTTACCGTTTTTCTGGGACAAGAACTATTTGGATATTCCCGCCGCTGATTGGACAGATATGGGAGAAATTGTTATCAGGTCGTTTGGTAACCTTCTCCACGCTAATGGCGGTAACGACCCCGTTACTGTCACTATCTATTTGTGGGCTGAGGATGTTGTTCTCACTATGCCTACGAACTCCGATCCACCACTTGTTTCTCAAAGTGGTCGTCGCCGTGCTCGTGCTCTTAATTCTAGAGACCAGGGCAATTCGATTGCTTCTGATGAGTATGGCACTGGTATTATTTCTAAACCAGCCGCAGCAATTGCTAGAGCGGCTGGACAGTTGTCTTCACTCCCTGTTATTGGTCCGTACATGACAGCTTCGCAGATTGCAGCTGGTGCTACTGCTAATGTTGCCAAAATTTTTGGTTATAGCAGACCAGCCGTTATTACTGATACGCAGATTATGAAACCTTCGCCTACTGGTAATTTGGCAAATACTGATGCAGCCGATGCCGTCATTAAGTTGACGCTCGACAGCAAAGCCGAGCTAACGGTAGATTCTCGAACAGTTGGCCTTGCAGGTCAAGACGAGATGGGTATCACTGAGTATTGTATGCGAGAAAGCTACTTAACCTCGTTTGCATGGGAGCCTGACCAGGCTACGGACTCTCTCCTTTGGAACACTCGAGTACTGCCAATGCAGCTCGATAACGTGAGCGAAGAAATTCATATGACTCCCCTTGCTCACATGGCAACATGTTTTGGAAATTGGCAAGGGTCACTCAAATTCCGATTTCAAATCGTTAAGAGTGATTTTCATAAAGGGCGTATTCTAGCTCGCTGGGATCCTAATCAATTCACTTCATCTGTAAATTATAATACGAATTATTCTCGTGTGATTGATATCGCAGAGACAGATGACTTTGAAATTGTGGTTGGTTGGGGTCAATCTTCACCCTGGAAGGAATGTGGATCCCCGTACGTTACGGGATCGAACTTTTCCGCTGTTTCTAGGTTACAAACAATTGAACAGCAAGCCAACGGAATTCTTGAGTTGGCCGTTCTGAACGAACTTGTTAGTCCCAGCATTGATGCACCCATTTCTATTAATGTTTTCGTTTCAGCTTGTGATGACTTTAAGCTGGCGAATCCTTCAAATGCGAAATTGAGTTATTTTCATTTATTTCCTGTTCCACCGGGTGATAAAAAAGATCCTGAAGTGCAGGACGTTGGCTTGGGACCAGGTGGAGAAGGTGATCCGTCAAATGGAGAATATGATGTTCTCCCCTCCCAGTCTTCTGAACCAAATGTTGAGACTGGTGACTCTACTGAGTCTGATAAACCTACGTCATCTGGAGAGATAATCTCAATTGCGTCCAAATCGGACCCAGATGACAATACATATATGGTTTATTATGGTGACCCACCTACTTCCATTCGCGAGTTGTGTAAACGTTATTGTTTCACTCGCATGTGGTTCCCTGAGAGGGCAAATCCTAATGCTATACGCATCAATGGCCTTAGGAACAAGGATTTACCATACCATACTGGATGGGACCCCAATG